TAACGACTTTATAGCCGTAAACTTGAAGGCCACGAATGATGTTGCCAAAAGTTGTTTCAGACCGGATGGTTTCCATGTTTGTCATCTGAGATGCAAATGTAAAACCCATCTTGTGACCACCAATTACGCTGAACTCACCGCCTGCAGTTTTCTTTAGGTTGTGAGAAACGTAAACGGTAAATCTGTCGATCATACCCAAACGGCCATTACGCAGTGGCGACTGGTTGTCACCAGTAATAGACGCGTCTTTCAGGTCAGACTGCTTGATAAGGCCAGCCATCTTCGCAGGAATCACAAGGAAGCGATCCCCTTCTGGACAGTTAGCTTCGTCAAGAACAGTACCCATATCCACGATCTTATCAATGACGTTAGTCTTTGTAAGAGCTTCAGGGGTACCTGCTACACCCAAATCAATGTTTCCAGAAATAGCGCCAGCTGTTGTGCCTTTGTTATTTGCGGATACATCTGGTAGTAGATCAGTCAAGACACGCTCGTCGATTTTGATCTTCATACACTCAGAAGCGTCTTTAGACCACATATCCATCAATGCGATGTCAGACTGAACCTGATCAACATCGTCTTCAACGCAAGCGAAGTACTCGCCTTTGTCGATTACGAGCTGCAGTTTAGCCTTGTCAGGGTTTTCGACTGAAAGAGTCTGGCCCTTAACGTAGGTTTGAATGGTGATCTCCGGAGTGGTACGGATGTTAACCGTGTCACCCATGTTACGAATTTCACCTTCGTAGTCAGTGTTAGAGATCGCAGACAGGACAGTCGCATCGTAGAAATTCTCGATGAGCTTGCCTGACCAGATCTCAGGAATAAAGTTGCCCGTGTAGTCCGGACGACCTGATGATACTGCAAAAGCCATGTTAGCCTCCTTTTAATTATGCAGTGACTATGCGACCTTCTCGCTGTGCAGCGAAAATGTCACGCTCTATTCGGCCACGTTCCTCTTCACGACCTTTGTACTTACCCTTACGGACAGCATCAAAGAACTGCTCGATGTCGGCGGGTGAGTATGTCTGGCCTTCGGATGGCATAGTATTGGTGCCTGAGCGACCTCGCCCTGGCGATACCTGCTTCTCCAACTGATCAGAAGGAACCTTCCGATTGGTTTGAGCAACACTTGGTGTACCGTTTGCCTCTTGCCAAGACTTAAAGAACTGCGCCACACGGTTAGAATCTAGGTTAGACTGTGCGTCTTCTAGATATGTCTGACGAGAAATACCTGTAAGCGGGTCAATCTCTAACAACCAAGACTGAAAGTTTTGATCATTATTGATGTCATTCCACTCGGGTATTTTATTGGAAAGGTCTGCCCAAAACTGCTGCGTTGCTGACTGAGCCTGTGCGTGCGAGATCTGATTCATCTGCGGTACCACGCTGGTCTGCATCTGCATTACTTGTTGCTCTAGCTGTGCGACCCGAGCATTGGCTTGCGCCACTTCTTCTCGTGCTGCACGCCGCATAACATCAATAGAATCGCCGTACTCCTGAACATCCTTATCTGTAATCAATGGATCGCTAGATACAGGTTGTGCAGCAGGCTGACTATTCAGTGTGCTAAGCAGTTGCTCCATTTGAGAAACACGGGATGTCAACTCACGATTCTCCGCTTTCATGCGGGGAACCTCTGCGTTGTACATACCTTGCAGTGTTTTGTACTTTTGTTCCCAAGTATCTTTAGTTTCGGTGTCTGGTTGTCCTTGCTCCTCGGTTCCAGACTGAGGTGCTTGCTCTTCTGCACTGTCGGCTACAGCCTCCTCTACAGGTGCTTCATTAGTATTAGCTTCAGCCTCGGGCGCATTGCCCTGTGCCTCAACCTCACCATTGAGTTCTTTATAGAGTTCTTGTACTGCCTCAGATTGCATCTGAACTTGCTTTGGTATTGCCATGTTGAACGCTCCTATCGGTGTGCGCAATTAACAGCTGTCATGATGACTTTGCCGCTATCTCAGGGGACTCGCTCACGAGCTTAGAAAGCTCTGACAGAACTTGACACCGCCCCTGTGCAAGTGTCGTATTCTGTGCGACGCTGGGTAGCTGCTCTAACTCGTGCATACGCCATTCCTGTAGCCATTTAGCTATCTCGGGATATTGGCGCACACTTGCGGCTAGTGCCTTAGTAACTTCAGGAGAGGGCCGGATCATCCTGCTCCTCCTGTGTCGCGGTTACTAACTGTGTTCGCATCTTGCCCACCTTTGGGGGTACCGTCAGGCTGCATCTCGGCTGGCTTACCTCCTGCTGCTTGTTCTGCTTGTTTAGCTTCAAGCTGCATTGTAGCTGCCATTCGATTCATGTAGCCTTCCTTCTCCCTAGATGGGATGATGTCGTCCACAGGCATCTGCAACCCTTTAGCCACTTCGCGAAGAATCGCTGCACGGCCTTCTTTACCAACGATCTCCATGTCGATCTGATTGGCGGTTGCGTTAAGAAACTCAAGACGGCGGATGTTAACAGTCTCTTTAACTGCAAGGTTAATCGAGCCTTTTGGCAAGATCTCAACATCGCCTTTAATAGTTTCGTCTTCGTCATATCGCATGTTGTATACGAACTGACGGTGTACAACTGGCTTAATCACATCTGTGTCGATGTGCATAACCACCTGTCGAATACCCTTACCAGCTGCACCCATAAGCATGGACAAGCCTGATGATGTGCGCCCCGCCCCTTGGACGTTAAGGTCGCCATACACGTAGGAAGGTATTCCTGAGTGATCGTCGGCTAGTTTACTGAACTTGTCATAGACACCCAGCAACGTGTTTGCGTTGTCATCTGGCTGTGTAAACCGCACTGCAGGTGCGCTAGACCCAAGAGGGTCATTAGTTACTTGCCAGATTTTCCACGGGTGGAGCTGCGTAATATCTTCATTTGGCGGGATACGCTCAAGGTTAACTTCGACCTGAGGCCCGCTAGAAATGCCCATGTTGTTAACCAAAGCTCTAGCAGCAGCGTTACACACGCTTTGTATATCTTCGATAATTTCTGGGATACCGCTACCCCAAAACGCCCCAGGGCGCTTGATGAAAGACGTTTTAGCATATGGCTTCTCTCCTAACGGATCGTAGTTAAGAATAGCCTTAATAACGTAATTACCTACAATCCAAACATTGGCATCGTACTCTCGATGCTCATCATCAATTTCTTCTTCATCAAGTCCCCACTCGATAAGCATTTTACCAGTTACTTTGCCCCAAAACTCTAGAGCATCAAAGGTTTCAGTAGGACGGTTAAACGAATGGAACTTACGTTCTTCTTCGTCTTTAACAAGCTCAACATCTTCGTTAATCCATGACGAGCCGTTACCGATGTCCAGTACTTTGCGGATAGCATCGTCGTCGTACCCTGGCACACCAACAAGGTCAGCCAGCTCGGTACGACTTAGGGGATGATGCTCAAAGATGTAACCTTCGTTAACATTTGAAATTCCTGGCTCAGGATAAATACGGAAAGGATCAACACGCTCAAACTCAGGTGCGATAACCTCTGTAGCTTCTACAATAGTTTTACCATCTGGCCCTTGTGACCAACCAAGTTTACGTTGTCTACGGACAACAGGCCCTTTGATAAAAGCACATGGGTATGTAACTAGGTCAGTAATAAATTCATTAAAAGAATCACCCCAGCCGCCTTGTGCAAACTGGTCAGCAATTTTTATACGCATCTTCTGTGAGCGGTTGTCTGCAGCTTCTAGCAGCTTAAAGCGGTAGTCTTGACCTACCATTTCTTTTAGCTCGACCATTTCATTGGCGTTTGGCGCACGCTTTTCATTTTCAACTATACGAGTAACAACCGCAGCAAACGCAGCTTGTAGCTCAGTTGTTTGCTCAGGTGATAGATCTGGAATAGGTGTTGGTTTTAGATCCCAAGGTGGAGTACCTGTGTCTAACAAAATGTCGCGCAGCCAACTTTCGGCTGCACGGCACTTAACCTCAGTAATCATCATATAGATGTCTGAGCCACCTTGCTCGTGTATCTGAGATAGCTTGTCAGCTTCGTATTCACCGTTACGCTGACGTAGTCCACGTAGCATAATGTTTTCAATAGGTTTTTTGGCTTGACGCGCAGCGTCCCAGCACTCACGAAGATGCGAAGCTAGCCCCAAAACAACAGCGTTGTTCTGACGAGCAGCGAGTTCTTTGTCTACAAGTTCTTTTTCGCGCTTACGGAGTTCTGAATTACTTACGACATTAAGCACTAGGCAATACCCCCGTCATCGTCTTTTGTGTTACGAAAAGTAGTCAAGCCCTCCGCAGCAGTACCCTTTAGGTTACGAAAAGCTTTTCTAGCTTTTCTAAGATTGCCTGAAGTAAGGCCAGTAGCAAAATTAGTCAGCTGCTGTTGCCCTTTTGCAACAAGATCTGCACGATTTTGCTCAATCTTTTGTTGGCGTCCAGCTTGTTTCTGCGCACGATCCGCAGCAGTAAACCCTTCTGTACGAAGCTGCCCGATCTTAACATTTGACGTAGCTTGACTAACCACATCGCCAGGTGCAGCT